GCAGACCACTTCGCGTTTGCCCTCGCGCTTTTGAGACTGGCGGCGATTATATCACCCAACAGTGCAAATTTTGACTTCGTTGTGATTGGCGATCCTGGGCAGATGGCAGAGGAATATGTAAGCCAGAACGGGTCTGGTAAAATAGAGAAAAGTAAGATATGGGAGGACACATACTACCATGTTGGGGAAGATGGTGAAAAAGAGCCTATTGGAGGCCGCTTCTTCTAGTGAATTTCTAGAGAAGATTGCAGTGGGGCTGATGGGTACGGAAGCTTTATATAGGCTTGTTACAGATGAGGTAAAAACGGCACTTGCGTCTGCAAGGATCAAGGCTTTGGTTTCAGATATTGTTTCTGAGACGGTAAAGGAAGAATTGAGCAGGGTTGTTATTGTGATTGAGGATAATGACATTCTTGTAATACCAAGTAGTGGGCTTCATGATGCAGAGTTTGACAGGCTGTCTTCGATGATTCCGCAAGGTCGTAGGGTTGGGCTTGTTGCTGCAGATGACATCAAGATTCTAAAGTTGACATAGCTATGATAGACGTTAGTGTTTGTATGGTGACGTATAATAAGCTTCCGTTTTTGAAGAAAGCTATTGTGGCATTTTTGGACAGCGTTAGTGATTTAAAGAAGTATGAGTTTTTGATTTTTGATAACGGGAGTGATGACGGTACGCATGAATATCTTTCAATGTTTGCTCATGCGTGTCCGGAAAATGTTCGATGTAAGATAGTGACTGGTGATAGAAACTATGGTCTAAATGCTTACGGGATGATAATCCCTGAGGCGTCGGGAGAGATCGTGGTTACAATGGACGACGATATATTTGAAATCCGACCCACTGGTTGGGAGGATAGATTTAAAACCGTCCTATATAGCACCTTTGGAAAAGACAAGAGAAGGTTTGGTTATGTTAGTACGGATACGATAAATGATGACGGTGGACGACCGCTTGAAAGCTCTCTTGGTACTGCGGAAGTGGATGGGTTAGAGATAGACATTGGTCCCGCTGGAGGATGGTTTGCTGCGACCACTAGAGAGGTTATAGATTTTGTTGGCGGATTCCACACAGGCATGGGACCTATGCACCTTGAAGATCTTGACTTTCAAAATCGAGTTTGGAGTAGAGGTCTACTGGTCGGAACGTTATTGAATACAAAGGTTCTTCATGCAAGGTCTCCAAAGTATTACACGGAACTTGACAGAGAAGATACATACAGGGAGAAGAGTAGGCTGGCGAGGCTTGAAGGTATTACTTTAGAGCCGCTCGCTTGACAGAAACATACAAACGGGGTAGAATGCCTTTATGAGTGTAAGAATTTTCATTAACGACGGAACTGTTAGAGGGAAGGCGAGTGTTACACAGGTGACTTCTCGTTTGCCCAAGACAGCAATTGGTAGAAGTTCGAGAGAGGAAGAAATTCTCGACTTAATGGATGCTGTCGCTGTTGTTCCATTCCTAAGTGCCTCTGGCGCAGTTGTTGGTCGCGGTGTCGTCGGTCCAGGCTTTGACATCGTGGAATCGGAACTTGGCGCTGGAGGATCGGAGAGGAAAAGGCGAAGAATTCTTGACTTCTTTAATTACATTAGCCCTATGCAGTCGAATGTGAAGGATGTCTTTAGCCCTCTTGCTAAAATATACACAACCGCATTTTCTTTCAGGATTTTTGGACATGCGGCGTGGGAGATAGTGAGGGACAAGGCAACTGGATCGCCATTAGGCTTCGATGTTATTCCTGGGGTTATCAAGCCGAATGTTGAACCTGATGGCAGGTTTAAGAGCCCGGCTTATGTGCAATACCTTAGAGTCGGAGGAGTTGAATCAAAGTCTGAGTTTAGTAGTCCTGACGATGTAATCTTTTTTGCTGTTCCGGATTATAGTGGCGGTGTGTATATGGCGGAGCTATTGTCTCTTGCTGAGTATACACTCCCGAGCGAGATTTATGCTGCTGTGGCATATAGATCACTTCACGAGAACCGTGATGCTCCATATTCAGGATTTTGGTATACCCCGAACGACATTGACGACGACACATTTAATCGTTTTGTTGCGATGGTAAGTTCGAGATATACTGGCTCAAAGAACTACGGACGTAATCCAATAATTATGAAGGGGGAGGGTGGCTTCAAGCCAGTAGCGTCCGTCAAAGATGATGCTCCGTATGTTGAAGGTAGGGAATTAAATAGAAGTGAAATTCAAGCATCCACTGGAGTACCAGGCGCGAAGTATGGTATAGACACGAATACTGATTTACGTGAGTTGCGCAGGGAGTTTTACGAGTCAACGCTGCGCCCGATGATGTCTCTACTTGAAGAGTCGATATACACAAATGTTTGCGTTCGGTTATTCAATGCTCCAGAATGGCGCTTTAGGTTTAGGCGTCCCGACTTTACAACCGCGATTGAAGATGCGTCTATAGAATTGCGCCGTATTCAGTGGGGCCAGTGGTCACCAAATGAAGCAAGAGCTTCTCGCGGTGAGGCACCAAGGGAGGGCGGAGATTATTACCTTGTACCTCAGAATATGGACGTTATGAAAGATGGCGAGCTTGGGAGGCCGGAGAATGAACCAGTGGACGATGATGCTGGTAGCATGGAACCTTCAGATGAGGATAAGGTTCCAGGGACTCAACCCCCAATTCAGCCAGACATGGACGAGAACTCATTAGCTGACGAGTTGAGAAAGTGGAAGAGGTTTGCAGTTAGGGTCGCTGGTGGACGGAGATTTAAGCGTGACTTTGTTGCAGAGATCATTCCCCTGCAGCTTGTTCAGTATATCGTCGGCGTGCTTGGAGAGATTGGCGACGATCCAGTTATGGTTTCTGCGTTTTTTGACGAATTGCTGGAGGAGGTGTGATAATGGGATGTGTTGACTTTAGGGGTTTATTCCAGTGCGCCTCCGTGATTGTTGCCTTAATCTCTTTGGCGGTCTTGATCTTCGCTCGTATTAAGTATGGGCGGTCTTCGTCTAATACTGTCGGAGCTATTGCCGTGTTATTGCACATTATTGTATTTTATATTTTTGTGTGTATTAGGGAGTACGCCGGGATCGATCTCCTGCTTTATGTATCCAATGCAATTGGGGCTGAATTTGTCTATGGAGATTGGTCTGCTGCAATCAGGCTCCAGGTGGTCATAAGTCTACTCCTTATGGCACTAACTGTTGTAAGGAGGGAGAAGTGGATCAGATTAGCTGGGCTGAAATAGTGGCTGTAACCGTGGCTATCATAGCGTCTATTCCTGCGATTTTGCACTTTTTGAGAACCAGGTTTAAGGATAAGGCCGAGGGCGTTGCCATAGTAAAGGAAGGAGAAAAGGCTGACGCGGAGGCAACGGGTGTAATTGTAACTGCTGCGACGGCATTGTTAGAACCGTACATAAGAAGGGTAGAACAATTGGAGGCAAGAGACGTCGCTAGAGAAAGCGAGTTGGGCTTTATAAAAATAAGGCTTGATCGTGTCGAAAGGAATAATTATCTCTTGTGCGATGGAGTTAGGAGGCTGATTCACCAAATAAGGTCGCTTGGCGCAGAACCAGTTTTTGACATTAGTGAGGAATTGTGCGAAGAAATTGCAAATGGCGGTGAAGAAGAGTAGAAAGTTAATGTCGGTCAGTTGACATAGTTCAATTTTGTATGGTATAAATAGGAGGCATGAGGTAGTGTTTGATTGGAGTAGTAGAGAATCGTATTATAGAGTAAGTGTGTTGCCAGATGATTCTCCAGCAATAGATTTTTTGCTTGACTCTGGAATGGTAAGGCGAATCTATGATGCGTGGGACGAATCAGAGCACGGCGAACTCGTTGATTATGGCGGAGGCGTTAGGGCAATTACTGCGAAGATGTTGCATGGCGCTGGAGAACCATTTTTGGTTGGGATAAAAAATATCGGCGAAGTTCGTGCGGGGCAGATACTTAGTGACATAGCCAGTGCCGTGTCGGAGATTCCTTATGGTAATGTATAGGCACCTAGAAGGGGAAAGAGCGAAGTACCTTGTAAGGTCTAGGTGTATAAAGTGCGGGAGTCTTGTTTTAGGCACTGCATTTCAAGAGTATTGTCTTGACTGTGAGTTAGAGAGAAGGCTTGATGCCAGAGACAACGGAGAATTATCACAGGATTCCGATAAGTGACGGTCATGGCGGTCACGAAATAAAGACAATTACTGTCAGTGAAGGCGAAGGTATCAAGGCGCTTTATTGTACAGACTGCAAAGAGATAGTTACATATCTTTTTGACGTAGACAAGTGGACTATGGGCGAGGCCCAGGAGTGGGTTGAGGACCATAAGTCTTATGGAGATATTATGGGAAAAAGATTGGATATGCGTACTAAGCAGGTTATAGGATCAAAGGTACGCTTCAAGTCTTATGGGACATTTTTGCCTAAGGGCGCTGGTGAAGATGGTAGCGACAATATGCTTGTTCGTGGGTATTTTACTGACGACAAGATGGATGAAGTCGAGGACATTATCACCAAGGAAGCTACGGTTGACGCAGTAGAAAGGTGGCGTCAGTGGGGCAATATCAGAACCATGCACAGCAACCCATCTGGACGAATTGAGAAGATTGGTGAGGCCGACGGCCTTGCCTGGAATGAAGTTGTAACTGTGCCCGTAGAGAAAACAACGCGGGAGTTGATCGAAGGTGGCGTTCTGAAAGCGTACTCGGTTGGGATTATTCCGAGGGAGTACGAGTTGAATGAAAGTGCACTCGAAGAAATGGGTGACGATGTTGATCCCTGGTTCCTCCCGCTGATAATTCACTCATATGATATGGTAGAAATTTCGTATGTAGATCATCCAGCGAATTATGCTGCTGCTATTCAAGAAGTTGGTAGCCCGAAGCACAAAGGTATGTCCCATAGGAATGTGATTTTTAAAAATAGCGAAATTGTGGGAGATATTGTAAATATGGAAAAAGATACTGAAGGTGCAGTCGTAGACGAAGTTGTAGACGACGTTGTAGCTGAGGAAGAAGTTGCAGACAGCGCACAGCCCGGAGAGGAAACAGGGGTTGAAGTGGTCAAGGAAGAAGAGGACACTGAGACAGTCGATGTTGAATCTGAAGAAGAAAAAGATGATGTGGCAGAAGAGGAAGAGGTTGTAGAGAAGGCCGAAGAGAGCGAATTTGATGTTGCCTTGGCCGTAGGCGAACTAAAAGAGTCTCTTGGAGGTATCGAAGCTCGCGTCTCTGGCCTAGCCGAGTCACTTGACGGGTTGGCGGATCGTGTCGTAGAAAGATTTATTGACGCGATGTCTGCAGAAACGCCAGGGTCGGATGATGTGTCTGACAAAGGCGTAGAGGTAGAAGATGAAAAATCTTTCGATGAAGATGCATTTGTCGAAAAGGTTGTAGATAAGGTGCTTGCTGGCCTTGCCGAAGTCATTGTCCCGACAGCGGTGCGCTCTGCGCGTGTGATGGTTGACGATGACGGAGAAGAGGTAGAGCCAGAGAGTAATGAAGATAAGACCAAAAGATATTTGGAAATGACGCCAGACGAGCGTCGTGCGAGAATGAAAGAAGCCCTCGCGCAAAGTATAACTAAGGATAAATAAACAGGTGGTGTATAATGGATTATAAGTCTGAACTAAAAAAGGCACTTACTGCGAGCTCTGCGAGCGGTACGGCGCTTATTCCTGAAGACCTTGAACCTATGATCCGCGCCAACCTTCTTGAGCTTTCACCGTTGACCCGCATGGTTCCGGTTGTTCGTGCTGATGGGAATATCCACAGGGTAGTTCGCAGAACAGCAAATAACACTGGCGCTTGGTTCGAAGGTGAGATGACTGATGCTGCATATAGCGAAAGCACATATGCACGTAGATCAGTCGAAGTAAAGATTCTGCGCACGCATGGGCAGGCATCTGACTTCGCAGTATCTGCTGCACGGTCGTTTACAGACGTTATGGCTGACGAAATTGAGTCGGCCACGGAAGGTCTAGCGGACCTGTTCGAGTTCTCAACAATTTGGGGTCATGGTGATGACCTTAGCTTTACTGGAGACGAATACCAGTACTCCGGTCTTTATGGCTGGCTGCTGAATGACTCTCCTACCGATAATGTAATTGATGCAGATGGCACAATCACGCTGTCTGACCTGGACGACCTTTTGGACGTGACAATGCATAAGTACAGAAATGTACGTGATATGCAGTGGCTCTTCCTGATGTCGCCACAGATGAATAGCAAGGTTACTGGCTTGCAGACACTGATCCGCAGGGCAGTACAATCCATCAAATTTGAAGGTGGATTTGAGATGGAAACATATCGTGGTGTCCCTATCCTGAGAAGCGGCTTTGTACGCCCAGCAGGGACAACCACATCCCCAGCAGTTACCGCAGCGGTTGCTGGTACTGGTGGTGGATTCGCGCTTGGCGATGGTCTTTACAGATATAAAATCGCAAGCATTACCCTTTACGGTGAGCAAGTAGCGGGAACTGCAGACAGTGATACCGTCACAACTGCAACTCACGATACTGTTGACTTGACATGGACTGCTGACTCAACAGCAAAGCTATATGCGGTTTATAGAACGCTGGCTGGCGAAGCTGATGCAGATGCAAACTATGACTTGATTGACATCATCGCCGCAAAGACGTATACAGCAGCGGGTGCAGTAAATACCAACGTTGCTTCATACAGTGACACCGGGCTAACCGGGCTGTCAAACATTCACCCGATGGCATCTGGTGACGAAACGATCTTCCTTGTTGGCCTGGGCCAGCGTCAAGGTCTGTCACGCCCAGTGCTTACCCCTGAAGTTGGGGAGCCAATGGACGCCCTGGTGAATTATGTAACTCTAGCAGAAACAACTGACAGCCTGCAATTTAGGCTAAAATCATATCATACCGTGCAGGTGCCGTGGGGTAATCTCCACGGAGCAATCCGCCGTGTGACTGTAACATAGTTGTTTGTTGTGCCTCCTATCCTAGAAAGCGCCCACCCACCCCCAGGTGGGTGGGCCTTTTAGGTAAATGGCGGTAAATAGAAAAGGATAGGATATATGAGTAAATTAGCTGTTAATTTTCAATCAATACCGCGGTTTGGCGAATCGCTTGTTAGAGATTCTGGAATGGAATATGCATTTGTAATCGACCCGCCAGATTCGCCATGTTTTCCAACAGCGAAGGTAATTGGGCGCACGTATATACCTGACGCTGAAGCAAACGAGCTTGTTCTTAAAGGGGCTGCGGGGGCCGAAGAGTGGTTCAATAGGTGGCTCCCGATTTACGAGTCTAGGGATTATGTACACGCGTGGGAATCTCCGAATGAGCCACACCCGATGTGGGATTACCAATTCCGCATTAGCCTAAAGGAATTCCTTATAAAGTGGAGCCAGTTGATGCACAGTCGCGGGTGGAAGACAGTTGGCGGGAGTTTTAGTGTTGGATGGCCTAATATAGATGAAGCAAAAGATGTTGGCGCTGGACTAGCGGCGTGTGATTATTGGTCTGTTCACGAATATAGTGCTCCGACGATGTACGATGAAGAATCGTGGCTGTGCCTCAGGTACAGAAGGACTGTTCAGGAGCTTCGTGAGGCTGGATTCCCAATTAGGCCACTGATTATAACTGAATGTGGTATCGATGGTGGTGTTTTAGACGGAACCCCCGTTGGTGTTGCAAGGCCAGGGTGGAAGACGTTTTGTGACAATAACGTTGATCTGTACATGCAGCAGCTTGCCTGGTATGACAGCGAATTGATGAAAGATGAATACGTTGAGGCCGCTGCGATTTTTGTAGGTGGCCCATACCAAGATTGGCTTGATTTTGAAGTAACAGACGCACTTGCGTCTAAGATTGCAAATTATATGATTGAAACTCCTACGCCTCAGCCGCCTCCGGTTGTTGATGATAAAGCAAAGGGGATTGATGTTAGTAAATACCAGGGAGATATAAACTGGGAACTTGTAAAGGCTGATGGATACTCATTTGTAATTATAAGGGCATCTGGTAGAAACGACGAGCTTACTGCGGTTGTAACAGACCCGAAGTTTGCTAGTTACTATGACGGCGCTGGAAGTGTTGGCCTTTTGCGTGGTGCATATCATGGAGTTAGGCCAGAGTTTGGTGGACAAGCAAAGCTATTTGTGGAGTCTGTTGGCGACAGGCATCTTGAGTTGGGATATTACGCCGACTTGGAAGTAAGGGAGCTTACTGATGAAAAGTGCCAGACATTCCTATATTACACAGACTTGAGGCTTACAGAAAAACTTGGCCTTGACGAAGGGAGTAAGCCTACCAGAGTTTATACGAGCCCTGGCTTCATGTCGGGCCGTGACACTTCATGGGCAGAAGACAGGGTATTATGGCTTGCTCATTGGACAGAAAACGAATCTGATATTATAATACCTAAACCCTGGGACGCCTGGGAGTTTTGGCAACATGGAGTTGGTGACGCAGGGACAGTAGACGGTATTAGTACAAGAATAGACCTCGACAAGTTCGTTGGCACACTTGCCGAGTTGGTTGAAAAGTATATGCCAGAAAATGGAGACGATGAAGATATGATTGAAGTTGTTGATCTGAACGGTAATGTGATTGCTGGTGGATGGGAAGCGGCAGAAGCTCGTGGAGCAAGGGTTATTCGTGCAAGTGTCCCCGATGGGAAGGTTGGATGGAAGGTGTCGAGATTGATTCTTGACACTGGCGGAAGTATGGCATTCAGGCTATACGCGAAGGACTCAAATGGCGCACCCATCTCTGGTGTTGTTATGTTTCAAGGTTGGGACTCTGACGATCCTGCGGCAAAGACGCTTCCACCGGATGCTGCGCCCATGCTTGTAGAAGGCGTTGCGGCACAGCCAGAAGGCTTGCCAAACAAAGCTCTTGTTCTTGACAATCAATTCTCTGGTCCAGATGGATATCTAGAATGGACATGGGGTCCGGGTGAGTTTCTAAACCCACTGTCCCCTGCTCACTGGTGTTGGGTAATGCCAGGAGACGAGAAGTGGATGTCAGATGTTGTGTTTGTTCCTGGATGGTGGGACGAGCATATTAAGTATTGGGTCGTCTTTGAAAAGGTAGAGGGCGATGAAGAGCCAGAAGAACCAGAAGAGCCCGTGACTGGCGATCTTGAAGAGGTTGTAGTGGAACTTAGACGGCTGGCGGTTGCTGCAGAGTATATGGTAGCGCACTGGCCTTACAAATAGGAGATAATTGTATGATTAAGAAGGTGGTGACAATATGCTTAATCGTTGCTTTGGTTTTGGCTTTCGCCGTGGTTCCGGTCATGGCTGGCGGTGGTCAGGTTCAGGGCGAGAAAGGGCAAGGCTCTGTGAATCAGCAGGGCGAATGCCCATTCGGTGGCGAAGCCGCTGGCGAGAACAATGCTGGCGAAGGGCCGCATAAATAGTGCAAAAGTGCTTGACTAGGTCGCTTTTGTGTGGTAATATATAGAAAGTATCATAGCCCACGGTCAGGGGCTTGTGAATAATGGAGGAAATTAAATGGCTGCAACTGTAACAATTAGAGTGAATACTGGCACAAATGCAGCAACGCAGTCTGGCGCTGTCAGCGGAATCGATCTGATTAGTGCTGACAATGCAACTAACTCCACAACGAATAGACAGACATACCCTATTACTGCGGGTGGTAGGTCATATGAGAAGTGGATCACTGCAAGGGTAGATGTTGCGCCAGATAACTACGTTAATAACTTTGAACTTTGGGGCGACGGGGCAGTTCAATCTTCGACTACTCTGTATGTAGGTAAGACAAATACAGGAGTAACGCCAACAGACAGCGATAGCACTGTTGCAACGAATGACTGGGCAAACCAAACTTCAGGTGGTAAGTTTGCATGGCACGCTACGAATATGACTGGTGTGGGAAGCACCACAGATTTCGCGGTGTTCCAGCTTGACGTAGATTCTGATGCTGCCGCTGGTAACTGGACTCAAGAGACCATCAACTATTCGTTTGATGAGGCGTAAAAATGCCTGATACACTTCAGGATATAATGTATGATTACTTTGATACGGAAAAGGTTGGCGGGAAGCCACGCTTCTCGTCAACCCCGTATTTATACGATGTCGCAGAGGGGAATGTGGCAGAGCACTACGCGCTGCACAAGTTTGGGCGTAATGCTGCCGTTGGATCGACGGCTGAGCCAATATGGACTGCAAGTACTGCATATTCTTACTTGTCATCTGCTGAGGTTTTGCAAGTGTCTAGCAATAATACTGCAGACGATGGATCTCCGGCTGGAACTGGCGCACAAACAGTTGTAATTTCCGGACTTGATGGAAATTATGATGAAGTATCTGCTACTGTTACGATGGATGGAACTTCCACAGTCGCAACAACCGGGACTTCTTTTTTGAGGGTTTTTAGGGCGTATGTGGCTACCGCTGGAAGTGGTGGGGCAAATGCTGGTGTAATATCGATACGAAATAATGCGAACGCTGTCACATTGGCGCAAATCGCTGTTGGGAGGAATCAGACAGAAATGGCGATGTGGACAGTGCCAGCAGGTCATGATTTTTTCATGATAAAGCTTTGGGCAAGTGAAAGCGCTTCTCAGGCGACACAGATTACATTGTGGGCAAGGCCGCTTGGCGGAGTATTTCAAAACAAGATGACATTTGTTTTGAATGGGAGTGTCCTTATGAGGGACTTTTTCTTACCACTGAAGTTTATAGAGAAAACTGATATAGAAGTCAGGGCGTCTACGGCAGTTGGGTCTGGTAACGTTGCTGCCGGGTTTGATGGATGGTACGAAACATAAAGATATAGGAAAGGAAGCACAATGAGTAAGGTTGTACTTGTTGCTGGAACTGGGAGGTCTGGCACATCGGCTGTTGCAGGTATTCTGCATAAGTTGGGCGTACATATGGGAGATGAATTTACAAACTCGTCAAGAAGTAACCCGTATGGCACGTTTGAGGAAAAGGAACATTTCGAATTTAATAGAGCCGTAACAAAGACTACCGATGTTGATAGTTGGATTCGCGATTATATAGAAAGACGTAGTGTGGGGCATGAGTATTGGGGAGTAAAAGACCCGATGCTTGCTAGAACGTTTTACATTTTTGCGTCATATCTTGACAGTCCGAAAGTCATTGTCGTTAGGCGCAATAAGATTCCAGCGATGAATTCTTATATGTACGCATACGGATCGAAGCTGCAAGACGCGAGTAATTGGTACGACACAGAAAAGCAATTCCTTGATGAGTCAATAGCGTCTTATAGCGGTTTAATGTTGTATGTTGACTATGACGACTTAGTAGAGAATCCAGAAAGGGAGACTCGCAGGATTGCTGGATATGTGTTTGGGAATGATCCAGTTGACGTTGACCTTGTTGCCGCAACTTCCCATATCCGAAGAGGAGCAAGGAAGTTTGATCGCGACGGCAAGTGGCTCGGAGGCATTAGTGAGCAAGTCTCTGGGTGGGGCAATCTTGCAGTTGGTGTCAGGATTGCAAAGTTCCCAGAGTATCACTTCTTTACAAGCTGGACAAAACTTTTGACTGGCGGGTTAAGGAATGGTGACACGGTCCTGATGCCAGTTGGATGGAGTCCAGCGCACTGGGCTGCTACATCCCTTGCAAGAGATTTTTTAAGGACCGATAAAGATAGCCTGCTTATGCTTGATGACGACATGGTGTTTTCTCAGGACGATGTAGAGAAACTTCGGTCTAATCAGGATAATTGGGACTATGACATGGTTGTCGGATTTGCCACTCATAGAACATGGCCTCCAAAGGCTATTGTTATGAGAGAGGCGGAGGACCCTGGTTTGCCGTATAGCCTGTATGGAATGACGTATAATTACGCATTTGATGAAGTTGAAGATAACAAGGTAATAGACGTTGACGCAGGCGGATTGGCATTTACGCTAATCAAGCGAAGAGTCTTTGAGGCGATGACGGAAGAATATGGACCAATGTATACAGAGTATTTCAGGTACGGAGTTGGTTTTGAATCAGACGACATCCCGTTTTGCCAAAAGGTAAAGGCACTTGGGTTCAAGATTGGAGTTGACACTTCTGTGAAGATTGGTCATATAGGCCAAAGTGTATATGGATGGAATGATTATCAACAGTGGAGTTGGGAGCAAACAAGGCCGAATGTCGTTGAGTTTAACGCGGCTGAATTAATCCCAATTTTGAAAGAGGCTATACCAATGCTTGACAAGAACAAAGTACAGGCACAAAACGCCCTGAAGTGGATTGGTGGTGACTAATGGCCCCTGAATTCTTGTACAAAATTGTACTAACTAAAGGGACGGAAACCTTGGCGGAGATAGATTGGGGTAATGTTCCTGGGTGGATTGAAAAGTACGACTCAGAGCTATCTGGCGCAGACAGGCTTTGGCTTATTCCGAAGGCTAGTGGGTCTCTTTTGCGAAATGTGTCTGTAAAAATCGGCGGTGGTCGTCGGTGGATTCTGTTTAGTCGTGTTTATGGTCGAAATGACAAGGGGCTTGACAGGCAAGTTCGGATTTACGCAGTTGGATGGCAGGATACAAAGGACGGCGTTAATAGAAAAAGCATTATATGGATATATCCAAGCGGGGAGTTGGAAGTATCCGAAGAGCCATCATTTGGTTCTGTGTTTTTAGATTTGATTTAACATATAATTGTTACCAGCAATCCAATGCTGGCTGAATGGAATAGTCAATACAATGACAAAGCCTATGGAAATAAACAGCCAGGATTGATTCCTGGCTGTTGTGTTTCGGAGGTGGTTATGGCTAGAGGGCCAGTTTTTGGATACGATATTGAGCTAGAAAAGAATAGTGCTGTTACTGCAGAGATAAATTGGGGAAGCGATCCTGGGTGGATGGATACTTATGCCTCCGAAATAGGGTTGGCCGACCTTGTTCGGCTTGTTCCAAAAGGCCCTGGTTCTCAACTAAGTGAGCAATATATAACACTTACTGGAGCGCAGGACCCGATAATCTTTAGCAGGGTTTATGGTGCATCTGTAACTGGTTCTGGCAAGCAAGTTAGATTATACGCCTTGGGGATTGAAGGGCAGACCCCGATGTGGATACATCCTGACGGCAGTACAGAGGTTGCAGACGAGCCATCTTTTATATAGGTGATATATGGCGCAGACCCTAACGTTTACATTTGCGGAATTTGCGAATGGGCTTGTACGAGTAGAATATGATGTGCGTGACAACAATTGGACTGTAACGCAGGTTCGCTGTATAAACAACAGCGACTTTCCTGCAGTTGGCACAATTTACGAGCTAGGCGAAATTGTTTTTGCTGCCGTTGCTCCAGCGCACGAAATTACAAGTTGGAATGTTGTTGGTATTCAGTTGGGGTGGCAGCCTGACTATTGGAATGATATAACTGAAACTTGGGAACCGAGCGGTATTGAGATGGGCGACTATGAGTTCTGCTCTCAGTGGCCGGGTGAAGTCTAATGGCTATCACGGTTGCTACTTGGGGCACTGGCTTTGATTACAAGTCTGGTACTGTCATCCAGTCAGGCAGTACCATCTTGTATTCTACCGTGGAGGCAGGCGACTTTGTAATTGCCTGCTTTGCCGATGACAGTGATACCAGCATCGGCATCAGCATGTCTAGGAATCAAACAGGGTGGATAGGCGACGGTTCGCCACCGTCTGCCGTTCAAGCTAACAATTCAGGGAACGTAGTTGTCAACATCTTCTACATGGAAGTAACCTCTGGGATGATTACTACCCTGGACGCACAGGCTGGAAACGATCTGTATGTGCGAGCAACTACAATTGACTCTGGCACCGCATCGGCTATATCGTTCTATCACGTCAAGGGCTTAGACTCCGCTCCCTTCGACAAGTCGGCCAGCAACACAGGCAGTAGTGGAACGCCGTCTTCTGGTGCAACTGCTGCCCTTGCGCAGGCTGATGAGATAGTTGTTGGCGTAATAGGAACTGAGGGGCCTGGTGATGACTCTCAGGGATCATGGACAACTGGCACTGGCTATGTTTCCGGGAATGAGTTTTATGACGGCACCGACTCTAATGGCGCCACTGCGAATATATCTATATCTTCTGCTGCAGAGATTGTAAGTGCGACGGACGCGCAAACTGCAGCAAAAACTGGTATTTCTCCAAGGGGCTGGGCTGCGGTTGTAGCAACATTTAAAGGTGCCAGTGGTGGAACGACGACTGATTCCATCACCGCAGACGCCGCTGTCAAGAAGGGACAGTCCCAATCTGTAACCGCAGATGCACAAATTGAAATCACCGTAGAGGGTCCGCTTGCAGCAGACTCAATTATAAAGAAAAGCCAGCCGCAAAGTATTTTCGCAGATACAGCTATAAAAAAGAACCAACTGCAAGGCG